TGAATACAAACGGAGGATGTCAGGCTTTCCAATGTGGAAGCGGCCGATCTTCTGGTTGTTGATGAAGGCGAACAGGTTTGCGTGTGCCAGGCTGCAACTTCCAACGGTCATCCACTACAACGAGAAGGATCGGTTTTGGATTGAGTACTGTGGTGGATTTAGCGACCGGGAATTAGCAGAGAAAACCGTTGAACGTTTGCGCCGGGAGAATCCACATTCTCAGTTTGAGGTGACATACGATCTGCCGATGAACGGATTACTTCCAGAGGCGACAGCGCGGTATGTCGATCAGGACTTCCCCGGTGACTACTTGTCTGAGTTTTTCAAGGTGAACAAAGGGCCAGTGCTGTGCCCGTTCAAGCGAAGTCTTTGCACTCCCGGCGAAGTGATTTCCAAGGTTCAGATTGAACCATTGCTGAATGCTTGCGCGAGCGTTGATGCGCAACTTAACGCAGTAAACCGATGAGCAATGCAAACTCCCTCACCAGAGCTGATTCGTCAGGGCGTAAGCTGGACTTCTTTGGTAACGATTGTTGCAAGCGCCCTCATGGGTGGGGTGGTTGCGAAGCTGATTGAAGTGTTAGTCAATCGAGGAAAGCCTGCGGCGGATATTCACGAGACACGCGCACGAGCATCTAAGGAGCTTGCAGAGGCGCATGAGATCCGAATCAGGGCAGACTTTAGTTGGGAAGAAGAAACGATTCAGCGGACAGGGCAAATGATTCAAGCGCAGCGACTCATCTTTGATCTTCAAGAAAAGAACCGGCGGCTTACGGAAGAGAATAACCTTCTGCGGTCGGATGCGCGGCAGCAGATAGGCGGGAAGAGCGGTTGAAGTGACCCACATACACTCAGACTAACCCCATGCAATGCGGAGCCAAATGCAAAAGGACCGGGAAGTGAGAGGTAGGAAGAAAAAGTGCGCTGAAACTTCACAATTCGCGTGGACCAAGGAAAGGACGCGCGCCGCCCTCGCGCTTGCTGAAGGCCAAACACAGCAACAGGTTGCCGACGAAACTGGAGTTAGTCGACGGTCGATTTGTAATTGGCTCTGTGAACCCGAATTCTCGGCTGAAGTGGATCGCCTGTCCCTGATGGTTGGAGTATCCAGCCGGGCCGAACGCCTGAGGCTGGCCATGCGCGTTGTCAGAGCCAAAACTAACGGCGACGTGCCCGAAACAGAAAAGGACCTTCTGGACTGGTTGAAGTTTGCTCAAAGTGAAACAGACGGCATCAAACTCGACCTCACAAAACTTGCCGCCCTCGGCGAGGCTGATTCATCTGTGGCCCCTGGCTGACAGGGTTGAGCGACTAAAGGCGAACCGGTCAAAGGTCGACCCTGAGCCGGTTGTTCAGGTGAAGCGCAGGTTTAGCGCCTACGGCGCCGCCGCTGAACTATTCAAATCCAAAGCTCCGCAAGTAATCCTTTCCGGTCCGGCTGAGACCGGGAAAACAATGGCCTGCCTGCATCTTCTTGATTCCCTCGCTTGGAAGTATCCAGGGATGCAGGGGGCGATCATTCGCAAGACCTACCGTTCAATGCCGGGCTCTGTCCTACAAACTTTCGAGAAGAAGGTATTGAGCCAGGGCGATGGGGTCACAAAGCGCGGCGGTGAAAAGCCAGAGTGGTTTGACTATCCCAACGGGTCGCGGCTGTGGGTTGGCGGCATGGATAACCCGGCCAAGGTCTTGTCTTCTGAGCGCGACGTGATTTACGTCAACCAAGCGGAAGAGCTAACGCTTGACGAATGGGAGACTCTGACAACGCGCGCGACGGGGCGCGCGGGAAACATGCCTTACGCTCAGGTCGTAGGAGACTGCAACCCGGGTAGCTTTAGTCACTGGATTAAGGGCACTGCCAATGACGGTAATTTGCTCCTGCTGGAAAGCCGGCACGAAGACAATCCCACTCTCTTCGATCCGAAAACAAAAGAGATCACGCCCCAAGGAGAGCGCAGTCTGGAGGCGCTCGATCGGCTAACCGGTGTCCGGTATCTCCGACTGCGCAAAGGCTTGTGGGCCGCCGCCGAAGGTTCGGTTTATGACACGTTCGATCGCGCTGTGCACATTGTTGATGCCTTTGGGTCAGTTTTGCGGCACGTCGCCGGAGTTGATTGGGGCTTTACGAATCCGGGCGTCATTCAGGTGTGGGGAGTCGACGGCGACAAGAGAATGGGACGGATCCGAGAAATCTACCGAACAAAGAAAACGATCGATTGGTGGATCGAGCAAGCCCAAACAGTGAAGAAGGATTATCCGGGAGTTGTGTTTGTTTGCGACCCTTCTGAGCCTGGATATATCCAACAGTTCAGAACCGCGAAGCTGTCCGTGGTCGAAGCGTTCAATGATATTTCACTGGGAATTAACAATGTACAGCAGCGGCTGAAGATTCAGCCAGACAAGCGGCCCCGGCTAGTTTTCCTGCGTAGCGGTCTTATTGATCGCGATGAAGAGCTGGCGAGCCTTCACAAGCCCACGTGCGCAGAAGAGGAAATCGAAGCTTACGTGTGGCCAAAGGGCAAGGACGGGAAAGTGCTGAAAGAAGTTCCGATGGATGACAACAACCACGGAATGGATGCGATGAGATACGCGGCTGCCTATGTCGACGGGCTTGGAAGACAAAACCGCTACTCAGAATCAGAAAACCAAACGTGGGGCAGTCGCAGCTACTAACAAAAATAAGCGTCACGTTGCGGCTACTCTCAAGCCGTGGCAAATCCGATCCTTCTTTCCGAAATAACCACTCCTGACAAAGCCGCCGAGCTTTTCACAGGTCGACGTCCGTCCGAGTCTGAGGTAAATCGCAAGTTCTACGAAGGCGATCACTACCAGGACTCTGCAGGGTACATGGGCCAGCTGCCACCCAAAGGCCTGCGTTTCTATGCCGAAACCTTGGCCGAAATCAAGGCTGGGTTTGTTTCTGAAAACGTAATTAAGGAAGTGGTCGACCGCCACGTTGCCGGAGTCTTGGGACGTGAGCCGTTGTGGGGCTTTCTTCCGTCCGACACTCCATCGCAAAACATGACGCGCCGGCGGAAACTCTTCACAAGACTATTCAGCCTTGTATCTCCGGCGAAATCGACAGCCCCTGGGCAAAGTACTGACAACACAGCGCAGGAAGCCGATGATGCCGCAACGCTTTGGTGGGACCAGCGCAGACCACGGAACACGCTGAAAGAAGCCCTGGCAGGCTCACTACTCGAGGATAAGGTTGTTATCCGGTTCTTCTTCCCGCCGGCCGCCAGAAACGAGCAGGGCGAGATATCCGCCAAGGACCTGGCATCCGGCATGATGATCCCGCGCCTGGAAATTCTGACATCGGACAAAGCTGGGATTTTCGTAGACAGTGACACAGAGGAAGAGTTCGGGGTTTACGTCTACAAGAAGAAGGTTGGTAACGAAGAACGATCGGCGTGTGAACTAACGTTCATCGACAACGGTTTAACCATTCTACGGACCATTGTTGACAAGGAAGAACCGCAAGATTCTGTGTGGGATCTGGGCGGACGTTTGCTGATGTACGAGTTTCGCCGAGATGTTTTGGTTACAGAACAGATCCGCTCAAGCCAGAGAGCATTGAATCTCGACCTCACGTCGATGATGCGCAACGTGAACCTTGCCGGAAACCTCGAGCGCACAGTTGCGAACGCGGAACGACCAAAGAAAGTTATTCGAGTTGCCGATAACTCGACTGCCGGCTCTCACGAGGAAATCGTTGACGCGGAGTATGAGACCGGTCCAGGTGCCAGCATGTTTCTGGCGGGTCTGTTAATCCGGAATGATGCCGGGGAAATTATCGGCCGGGCGAGCCCTAATGTGACATTCCGTCAACCTGTCGAAGTCAAGACCTTCGTTGATACCCGCTCAGAGTTGCGTGAAGCAATCCTCGGTGCGTCCCAGCAGTTGCACGTTTTGATCTCGGGCGACGCCACACCGTCGGGTAAGAGCCGTGAAGAATCGCGGGGAGAATTCAAAACCAGTCTGATGCTTTCAAAGGAAGTGGTTGATGATTCCGGCCGCTGGATGCTGGAGACCGGTGTGAGGATCGGCGCGCAGCTCTGCGGTCAAACAAAGAAGTTCATGGGGCTGCGCTGCGAATTCAACGCAATCATTGACCTTGGCCCGGTAACCAGCAATGACCGCACAGAGAACCGCTCAGACGTTAAGGCAGGTTTGATGAGCGAAGAAACCGCCATGTCGCGCAATGGTATTGAAGACACGGACGCGGAGCTTGAACGAATCCAGAAAGAGAGCGCGGAGCGAGCGAAGAATGCGCCGCCGATTCCGCCGAAAGATCCCTCGCAGACAGGTGAGCAGCCACCGTTAATTGGATGAGTGAATCGATCGAAGTGTACGCGGTTGGCAGTAACGTCCTGCTGGATGGAGGTGCCACGTCCGCCCGAGTTACGGAGATTTTCATCCGTGAAACGGTTTGCTACGAGGTGGTTTGGTGGACTGATGGCACTCGAAATTGCGAAACCGTTAATGCCTGGGAGTTATTGCCAGATGGCGATAAGGCGCGAAAGCGGCGTGTTGATCCGGTCTTATGAGCAAATTCATTTATGACAAAGAAATCCCGGCTGCCATTCTTCCGGTGCTCCGAAACAATCTTGAGGCGTGGGCTTGGATCGTCCCTCAGTGGTGTGATCGCGTGTTCGTGGGCTATGCCGTTGAATCGGGGAAGAACAACGAAACCGCGACCTGCTATGTCCAATACCCATACCGATGGGCAAGGTTGACCTTTTACCCCTGTTTTCTGAACCAAACAAACCCGCTAGAAGATGCCCTCCATGAGCTTATTCATATCTCGCTGGCTGTGATTAGCGATTACGCGCGCGACAGAATCAAGGTGCTCGTTCCTGAAGATGACGCCCCAAAGTTTCGCGAGACGCTACTGAGTGAATTGACGGAGCGTGTCGAAGCAGCGACAGAGGACTTGGCGAGCCGCATCTACGCGCAAATGAAATGAGCAAGTATCTTCGCAATTCAAGGAAGCCGTGGACGCCAGCGGATCGTGTTCTGTTACGTGAACTGGTCCGTCACGATACACCGCTGAGGATTGTCGCGTTGAAGCTTGCCCGCACTGAAACTGCGGTTCAGAGCCTCGCAGCGCGTGAGCGCATTCGCCTGAGACCGCGCAACGCGAAAACGTAAAAAATAATCCCGTGTTTCACTCTGAGCGATGAAGCCAGTCAGTCCAGTTATTCCCGGAACCGATGTTGACGAGGTGCTTTATGCCGCGGATCAACCGGAATACCAACCGCTTCCAGCATTCAAATGCCTGGATGGCAAGGTGCTCACGCGGTGGGAAATGACTGAGGCCGAAAAGAAGTTGATCTGTGAGCAGGGCTACATCTATCTGGCCGTGAACACATTCAACGATCCACTTCAGCCTGTCTATCTGAGCGCGCGTCCGCCCGATCTCATCGAGACGGTAGATTGGGACACTGCGCGCGAACGCGCCGCGGAGCGCGGCGAAACCAAACCGCTTGCGCTCGTTGCATCGCAAGTCAACCAACCAACCCTCGAAGATCGAGGAACGACGGAGGCCAGAGGCTAATGTTGAAAATCTACGACAAGCTCGAAGACGTGCCGGAGGCACTGCGCGGAGAGTACAAACTTGTGGGCGGGAAATACGTTCCTGACCTGTCCGACGATCATCCTGTATTGGTAAACAATCGCACCCTTCTCAGCGAAAAGCAGACCGCGGAATCCAAAGTCAGCGGCTTGCAAGCTGAAGTGGAATCGGCCAAGGCAGACGTGCAGAGCGCGAAAGCCAATGGACTTCCACGTGGGCATGTTGCGGTTCCCAAGGCTGAGGCTGAAATTCTTGACCAGGTGAAGGAGCACGGCACGCCAACCGAGATCGTCGCGAAACTCAGTGAGCACAAAACGCTGAAGGCGGAGACCGAACAGCGCAAACGTGAAGACAACCTGCGACTCGTTGCCAAAGAGCTTGGCTACGACAACGCGGACGCCTTCGTTCGATTACCGAATCTTCCGGAGTTTGAGATTCGCGAGGAGGACGGCAAGAAAACCGTGATCGTCAAGGTTAAAGATGCAGCCGGGACTATCACCGAGAAGGACGCCAAAGAGTTTATTGAAGCTTCGCCCGACGTCGCACCGTTCCTCTCCGCACTTAAAACTCAGCCGACTGGTACAAGAGTGCCGGAACAACGACGGGACAACGGGAAGCCCGCGGGAAACTTTTATGACGGTATCCGTGAAGATGGCAAGAAGCGAACTGAAGCCGCAAAGGAAACCAGCATACCGTTGAACCAACGCGCCGGACTTCAAGTCATCGGCAGCAAAGCAGCGTAAGGGAGAATCAAACATGCCACTAATAATTAACAGCGTAGCCGGGGGAGCATCGCACGGTAATCCGTTCGTTGGGCCGATTGGCCACACCGCACACGTTAAGGTCGATATTTCCGGCCTGACAACCAAAGAGGTCGATCAGTACGGAAATCTCAAGCCTGGCGTGCCGTTGCGACAAACCGGCGTCCTGGTGGGCAGCGGTCAATTCGTATTTGGCGTGACGGTCGAGGCCGCCCAGCTGAATCTCACAACTGTGCCGCCAACCAACACCACGCTGGGAACTGAAACGGGAGATTTGTTTGTCGCGGTGGGAACCGTGGGACAGGTTTCTCAAGACATCATCGAAGACAACCTCGAGCGCGCGCTGACCGCGGACGAGCTCGCGGGCTTCGATTTGGCAGGTTCCAAACTCGTTTTGATTCGCACCTAAAGGAGTAACCGACAATGAGTACCTTTTCCTGGATACAAGCAGACCAAGCACTTTCGCCGGTTGCTCTCACCGTCAGAGCACAAACCATCTCTCCGAACGATCAAGGCCGTCTCTCGTGGGATGCGTTTTTCCCGCGGCGCAACGTGCCGTCAGTCGATCTCCGTGACATCACGTCCTTGGACCGGCGCCCGGCAGCCGATCGACGTGAGTGGAACGCCCGGGGCCGATACATCCCGATGCTCACGCCAGCTCAACGGGACATGTCGATCGTGCCGATCGAGGCATACGACAAGATCGAGGAGCGCGAGCTTCAGAAACTCGCAGAGGGCGCGCGCGGCAACGATCAAATCATTCAAAACGTGATTGGATCGTCCATCCCTGACCGTACGGATACGCTCGTACTGGCTGACTACCGCCGCCTGGAACTGGACGCCGCCTCCGCCTGGGCGAACGGCTACATTCGGCAGTACAACCCGCAACAGGGCGCGTATTACCAGGCGTCTTTCGGGTTCTCCAACTCTCGCCTGACGACCGCGGGAACGGCATGGAACGATGCTGCGCGCAATGCCTTTGACGACTTCCTGGCGTGGGTTACTGCAGGGATCGATTATGTTGGCCCGGTTGAAGCGGCAGTCATGCGCAAGGCTACGTTTAACGCGATCCTGGCCGATGCTCCCGATCTGCCGATGGGCGTTGCGTCGAACGCGACTCAGCTTGTTCAGCAGATTCAGGACCAGCTTGGATTCGGGTTTTCGATCATCGTTAACGAGAACTCGCTCGACGTGTTCGATGATGGCGGAACGGCTGTTACCCGCACAAAGGTCTGGCCGGCGCAGAAAGTTGCGCTCGTGCCCGCCGGCGGGATGGTTGGCTTCACTGCATTTGCTCCGGTTCGTCGCGCAATGGAACTTTCGAACCAGGTACCCGAAGCCGGGATCGACGTGAACGGCGTCACCGTGTACCACGAGGAGTCAAACGGTGGACGTGAACTGACGATCGAGGCCCAGCTTAACGCTATGCCGGTCCCTGACGAGCAAAAGGTGTTCGTTATCGACGCGGGCGTTTAAGACGCCCTGACTGAATACACGGAGGATTGATATGGCAGACAACAGAAAAATCATTCACGGCGTCGTCATTGGCGACAAGACGATCACCGATCCGGACGAGCTCGCCGAAGTAATGACACCGGAGATGCAGAAGCGCCTTGAGGCCTCCGGCTCAATCGAGGGTGACTGGAAAGCCAAGGGCAAGGCGACCAAGGGCAAGGCATCGAAAGATGAGGAGTAGTTCGATGAAAAGAAAACTCATTGCTATTGCCTCGCTGCTGATCGTTGTTTGCGCCTGTGCTGTAGTTGCTCAGCGCATCAAGAAGCACGGGGGCTTGGTTGACATTCTTAGCACCGGTGCGATCTCCATCACGCCGCTCTCTGGCCAGTCGGCGACCGTGACAGGCCCACTAGTAGTCACGAACGCCCAAACGCTGACGGGTACGCTCACCCAGAACGGCGTCATCAAGCAAACGACCACCGTAAGCCTCACGGCGGCGCAAATCATCGCGATGGGCACTACGCCCGTTTCTTTGGTGGCCGCCCCAGGCTCAGGCAAGGCCATCATCGTTGACAACATT